CCAGGTTTCTCCGGTCAGTGCCTGACCACCTTGCGTATAACCAAATGCGGTTGCCACTTCGTTAGTAAGATCACCATAAACACCCGTTCCAACTGATAGTGTATTTGCGTTTGATGTTGATAAGAATAAAGCCATTGTTAAACCCAACGAAGCGTTATCCATATCGAAAGTACCGTCAGCAAGACGGAGGTTTGCTTTCTCGTATAATTTCCATTTACCTGGGGCTGCCATAATTATTAAGTTTTTATTTTATGAAGATTCTGTTACAGTTACTAAACATTTTTTAACGGGGTTTTCAATATCAACGCAAAAGTCCTGATCACAATTATCTGGTTTAAGTTCCCAGAAAACATAAATATCAATAGCGAAATAAGCTGTAGAGGGTTTGAAAACATACTCACCCGAACTTTCATCTTTCTTCAATTTCCATTTATCCCTTACCATCCTAACCAGCTTTATGCCACCTATTAAAACTGATTGAAGCAAATGGGCAATGATCTCGTTATGCTTCTCTGCATAATCTTCAAAATAAACTATCCGTAATTGACTACGCATTTTATAAGACTTAATACAACTGCCCAGCCTTAACTCTTCCATTACTTCATCGTCACCGTTGCGCCTGATATATAAATTCTGGCCTTCGTCTGTAGGAGCAAGATATTTCCAATCGTCTTTTAGGTTAATTACCGGGATGCGTTCATTATCTACGGTAAGTATTTCGGCCGAATGATACACATCATCAAAGTATTGAACTAAGCTATTTGAAAGATTTAATATGACTTCCTGATATGTCATTTCGGTTTTAATATTTCATTTATCAAAATAGTCCCTTGCTCTGTAACCTTTTCGCGTTCTTTCGTATCAAGATTGAATATTTTAATTGCTCCTGTTCCTTTAGTTGTACCAGGTCTGCCGTTCCTGATATTAGTTATCTGCTGCTCCTGACCGTGTGCTATTGCCGCTGATTCATCGTTACTGAAATTAATGGTAGCAGCTTTATCGTTTTCAACTACTGTTTCAATAGACCTGCGTAACGATCCTTCAAGTTCCAAATCCTTCTTTACGGTTTGTCTGCCTCTTAATGCACGTTTTCTTTGGTAGTATGTTAGCTCTTGGCCTTCTACAGCTTTATTACGTTTGGCCTGCGTTCTGTTTGATGTTTTCGGCAATTTGCCGACCTTGCTTTTCTTACCTACATAAGTCCCAAACGATTGCCCCTGTGTGTCTTTATTTTGCGTAAAGATCCGTTGCTGCATTAATCCGTTACCAGTATTTAAAGCACCTACTAAAGCATCCGCAAAGTTGCCATTCTCAAAGGCGTCTTTGATTGACTGGATCTTCTTTGATAATATCGTTATATCGAAACTCATGACGTTGCCCATGCTACCGTTACCGGTCTTACACAATCAACGCATGGATCGTTTAAGCTATTTAATGCAGCTCCCATATTATCAGCTATGCCTTTAATACTTCCAGAGCCGTTTAATCTTTCGTAATACAATGCCATATACTCATCTGCTAACGCTTTCTTTTCTTCTTTAGAGAATGAAGCAAACGAATTCAACCGCTGCGTCACTTCAACCTCCTGAAATATTCTCGCTGTGCTTCTGTAGAACAGTGCCAGGGCGAACAAACGAGGTTGGTTGCTTACTATCTGGCAAATCACTCCGTCTAAGGAACAGACTACGGAGGCGCATGGAACGAACCCGTATTGAGTAGTAAATTCACCGTTACTCAATAGCCCTTTTATTTCAATGTCCTTGCTCTGGGCGGTCCGACCTGAACAACCGCAACTTTTTGCAGTTGGACAATTGAGTGCGTTAACCAATACTCCGGCTTCAAGAAAGTATATTTTAACTGACTTTGCAGTAGTTTTAAAATTGATGTTTGTAATTATAACTTCAGTTCCGGCTGTGAAGTCATAAGGTATTTGTTTCGGAGCAATACCATCATTCAGTACTATCGTATAGCTTCCAGTACTTGCAATCATTACTTTTAATGAATCAATAGAAAGTAAACCGTTTGGCGAAGTGGATAAATTTTTAACTATAACTCCTGTGTTACTTGCTGAACTTGTCATGCCTGTATAGGTACAAGTATTGCAGAATGAATTTAAAGAAGTCTTTACGCTGTAACCTTTCGGGATTAAAGTTTCAATATCTGTCATAAGGAAACGAGCTGCCGATTCGATTATTTCATTGCCGAAAGCCTTACCAGATCCGTTAGATGCTTTTGCAAGTTGGGAAAGTGCATTACGATCCAGCCCCTGCGCATCATCCAGCCAGAAATAAGGAGTTACCGTATCTGCTGTACAAAGCTCTTTTAGGCCGACTAAACTATTCAAACATTCTATTGCCATTATGCAGTTTTTTTATTCATTACAGGATAGAAACTATGTCTGCAACCCCAGTGTAAAAGGTTCTGAGGTAAGTTATCGAAAGTTGTCCCGCCAATCAGTCCGTTCTTTTCAGCTATCGCCTTTACTTTAGGCCAATCACTTTCTGATATTCTACCACCCAACTCTTCAACTACATATTTACATTGAGGGCTTGAGTTATCAATTAAAGATCCGGTCATTAACAATGCATCGTAATCGAAGGTTTCAAGTAACCGTTTGTTAATTGATCCTGAATAACTATCAACCCCTTGTTGTGCTGTCTGATCTAAATACCTGCCAAGTTTACCAGTAGTATCACCGCCGCCTTTTATAAATTCTTTTATTTGCAGTTTCGCATCTTTCAAACTTATTCCAGTAGTTGCGTTTTGATAAACAATATCCCGTAACGGTTGAACGAATGCCTGGTTCAAACCGTTATCTAACATCTTATCAATTATCTCATCAATTACAACCTTCTTTGCAGTTTCGTAGGCAGGGACTTTAATATCGTTAGTTGTTTTTTGGAAATCGGTTATTGCTTCTGATACAGGAGTAAGACGTTTTACGAACTGGCTAACCGGCCCGGTGAACTTAGGTTCCGATTGCAGAAGATCCAATACCTGAACGGTTAGTTTATTAAGTTGCTTTACGAATGATTTATTAATTACAAATTTACCAGCTTCAAAATCAAATATATCCTCAATAGACTTTATAAAAACTTCATAAGCCAAGCCCTCCATTCCTGTTATCTTGGATTGGATAGCTTTGAGGGCTTTTTCTTTTTCTGTGTCTATTTTATTCGGCATTCAGTACACTTGTTTTCAAATCCTTAGTTAAATCATACTTATCAACTTCAGTACTTAGCTTCTTAATAATCGCTTTATCATCCAGATCGAATAACGACTTATCCATTTCATACATCTGAACCAGTACCGGGTAAGCCAACGTATGTTGCTGACACATCTTAGAACTTACAAAAGCATTTCCTTTTAAGTTCGAAACTGCTTCATCGGAATAGTATAGCAACAAATCATACTGCTTCAAAATCTCTAATGCTCTTTTAACCGGCGATGATTCTGAGATAAATTTACTTACAAAATTATCAATCTGCGAAGCCTTTAATATCACAGGTGCAGATGAAGCTAACATTATATTCAATGCCTCAAACGCTTCCGATTCAGTAAGTATTGCAAACGAATACGGTTGAATAACACTAACAGACATTGGATTTGGGTTAATGTAGTTTTCCATGTACTGCAAAAACATCTGAAGGTTATTATAAAACACCTTTGAGATATTTGAAAGCCATGCGTATAACTCTTCCCGGTCAAGTTCTTTAGATTTGGCAGCTTCAGTATTCCCTGTTTCTGTTTTCTGTTGAACAAAAACCGCCATCTCTGCATCAGCTAAATAATTTTTCCATTGATCTTTAGAATAATTTAAAATTCCTGTATCAGGACTGTAATACTCAACTGAAGGCGTACTGAACACTTTATTATCTGCATCGAATGAATCATGAACCTTGCGGTAAGTTTTATAAGGACTTTGGATAGTTATGTATTTACTTCCTTTGCAGGTTCTACATATACCGGTATAATCAGCACAAGCCTCCTTACCCGATGATTTGCAAGTATCACATTCTTGCTGTACTTCGCTCATCTTAGGGTAGCTAAACATCAAATCAACTGCTCTATGATTACGGTGAGACATCAAAGCCAAATTACCAAACGGTACGAAAGGCTGAACAAACGATTCGTAAAGATCATTTTCAATTTCAACACCTCCGTTTTCAAAGTATGGCAATGTTTCTAACTCTTTAGGATGTTTAAAGTAGTCGTACTTAAACTCAGTATCACCCGGCCTGTCTTTATAGAAACGAATGAAATATTCTTTAGTGAAAACGTGATAAACCGTATTAATGTAAGTTACTTTCAACCGCCTGTTAAATGTCCGTGTAGTCGTGTGCCTTACATTCGGCTGAGGTATACCGTCTTTAGCATATTCGTAATCCAAAAAAACTTCTTTCCCATATTCCGTATCATCATACTCGTATTTCTTTTCGCTCTCAACCTCTGATTTAAAAACTAATATATCATCAGTTTTTTTAATCAAATCTTTATAGCAAACATACCTATAAAGGTCGTCAGTATAATCCAGTGGGTAAGTAACACAAACTCCATTCGGATCACTGGCAACTGCATACTTGATCCAATCTTCCAGGAACTGAGAGAACAGACTTCCTTCAGAATCCTGATACTGTTCGATAACTGATTTTGTTTTCTCTGAAATCTGAATATTGTATGAAGAGTTATTAAATACCCTTATGATATTATTGATTGCTTTCCAGATAGATCCTTTAGTGATGCTTTCGTAAGAATTTATGCAATGCCTTTGTGAATCCGGATGCTCGTTAGGGTAAAGCCCTGTAACCTTATCGAACATTAAGCCCTTAGTATGTACTTGTAAATTATAGGCTAACTGGCCTGCGTAGCTCATCCACCATTCTGGCATCCTACCTTCTTGAATGATCTTAACTACTGAATCAAGTACGTCCTGTGGTAACTGACTTGATCCTTCGATTATTTCTGCTTCGTTTATATATTCAGGCATTAAAATAAATTAAACCCCCACCAACGGCAGGGGTATTAATTAAGCGGCTTTAGGTACAACTGCGGAAAGTCCAGTTACATCATAAGTTTTAGGCAGGCCTAACTCAAACCAAGATAGTTCAAGTTCGACTGATTGCACTTCCTCAAAGTTATCAGGAACGATCCAGTTAAAATCAGATACCGTGAAGATACCAATCGGCAGAACAGTATTATCACCATCGCACATACGAGCGATAGCTAAATAGTTTCCTGCTGAATTGATAAGAGCGTTCACTTGCTCGTGAGTAACTTTTTCAGAACTCTTATCGAAACATTTCAGAACGTATTTCAAAGCCCATGTAGTTGAAACAAGCTGCTCAACTTTGCATGAACTTACACGCTCTTTACGGTCAGTCTTTTTACCGATAGATCCAAGACCAACACCAATGTTTCCGAGGTTACTGAAACCAGGCGAATCACCATCAACCAAACCCTGCCACCAAGCTGTGTCAATGAGGTTTACTTCGGTCATCACCTCAGAGCAGGGGATAAAATAAAGATCATTAACGCCACCTGTAGATAAGGTACAGCTACAGTTTGCTGTCGCTACCGGGAATGGCGTTGCAGGACATGCTTCCGAAGGGACGCAGGCCGCTGCTGTTAATACTGGCATATTTAAAATGTTTTGGAATTAAATAATTTGCTGTATTAAGCCATACCGCTACGGCGACATTTGAAGTTGTAAGCCCACTTCGGGGCGACATAAATATAAGTAGTAAGGTAAAGTTAATAATCATTTTTCACATAGAGCAAAGAATACCAGAATGAGCCGTTATTTCACCGGACGTACTAACTACATAAATAATTCCAGGTTCGTCTTGGTTGCCTTCTACAATATAATAATAAGAACCTACTGGCATCGTAAGTGCTTCATCAAAATATATAAACGTTCCTATAGCTATACTTGGACTTGACGAATAAACAAGCATAGGTATTTGACCACAAATACTAACTGTTCCATCTGCTGCCCTTACTAAGAATGCGTAAACAGGTGTTCCGCTTTCTTCGTCACAAGGTGTAGCCCATGCAACAGCCTGACCGACTAACGTTCCTGATTCACCACTTTCTGAACAATCAGATTGAAGGAACCCTTCATAACAAGTCCCTTCAGGATTAATAAGATCCGTAAATATAATGGGGCTGCTTGTAAATAATCCTTCGTCCGTATAAGCATCTTCAGTACCAGCAACCCGCCACGTTAGCCTGTAGCCATTAGCCGGGGCCGGTGTGCAGGGTATAAAATTTACAGTAACGTTATTCATAATTTATATTTTAAGAGCCTGGCCCTTCGGCTTCGGCACTAATAATTTGAGGGCGACAACATTCAATCTCATCCCCTTCCCACTCAACTGTTGCGCTTATTCCTAATGGATCGCAACAAGTTGGCAAAGGTGCAGCGCACGGATCAACTTCACAACTAAACGATTGGAAACAACTTTCTTTAAACGTTGCAGAAGGCTTCCAGATTTTTTTACAATCTTCAATCTTCTCAAACTGTGTCTCATTAAGCAGGTAAGTTGTGGTGTCAATAAAAACTTCACCTCTGCTAAATATTGCATCAACTTCATCCAGGTACCATTCAGGAATAAACTCCCCGTAGAACTGAAATATTTTTTCTTTCTCAACTCTGAAAGTCCTTGTGCGACCTTGTTTGAAAGTGTTTTTTATTGCTGACCGTGATACTTCAACATCCCTTAGTAAGGCTTTATGCTCATAGAAAACAGTAGCATCGCCCATCTCGGTATCTTCGCCTGCATGAACTCCGAAGTAAATATCCTGACAATCAGTTGATATTTCAGGGTCGAGATTACCGTAACAACTTTTAATCAGTGTTAATGTTCGGCATGGTTCTAAACAATATTCATCAGAGAAATAAATTGTATCTGATTCACCAATAGTTAGAGTGATTGCAATTACGAAACAAGTTGGTGAAGCTCCTGTGAAGTTCTTAAACACTCCGAACCAATAGTTATCTGGATCTTGCCCAACTACATAGTTTGATGGCGTTACGGTTTCAATCGTTCCGCCTAAAGCTCCGCAGGTATGAATTAACTGATACTGAACTGCTGAAGGTTTAATACCACCAATATCAATATAAAGCTGAACATCGTCAAGTGAATTAACAGGAATCTTATACGGAAACTGATTACTGACGCAATTGTTTACATAACTGCCGTAATTAGAAATCGTACCAGAACCCGGATTCATTTTCATGCCGCTTCGTTTATTTTTATGTTATGCCCGTTAATAACCAAGCACTCCGTATTTATCTCAAAAGTAGTACATAATAAATCTTCCTCAGTTGTTCTTCTACGTCTTATTACCGTACCCCTTAAATTGATTGTGTTATTATCATAGTCAACTGCTATGTTTCCTATACGAACAAATACATTATAATTCTGCCTTTGTTCCAGCTTAACTATCTTGCCAATGACTGCGTATTGATTCTGAAATACTCCAAACAGGTTAAGCATATCTTCACAAAGATCAACCGACCATTTAGCATCTTGATGAGTTTCTAAACTCTTCAACGGATTATCTATTTCATCATGATAACGGTCAAATAAATTGCCTGTAAAATCACCATCAAAATATAGCGGATAATTATAAACATTTAAATTAGGGTTATCCTGATCAATTTTATTCTTTTCGTTATAAGGTATTGAATCAGGGTTGTAGTAAGTATTCGGAACTGGTATTTGCTGAACTACTGTTTTAGCTCTGGATAATTCACTCGTTCCATCCCAAAGAAGTAAACGAGGCGTTAATGTTTGTTCGGAAGTAAGTCTTACAGCTCCGTCATAGACCGGATTGTTTTGAAAACTTTCTTGCAGCTCATTATTCTCTGCGTTTAAAGCAATTTTCCAAGCGACTATGAAAGCTGTAAGAGCAACCGCAGCCGGAGCAGTAATCACTCCAAGCGTTAAAGCTGCCGCAACTACAAATATCGCTGCTATTAAAATATTCGCTACTAAAGTACCGTCATCAATTAATAACTCCATATAATCCTTCGCCCTTCCGTCTCTCACAAACCCAGTAGGGGCGAACTCAATATTCTTTGTTTTCTCACCCTCAAGCATCGGGTTATTAGCAGCTCCATCATAATCAATAATATCAGAATAGAGTGTGGACATTTCCTGGCTTGCTAAATCAGATCCGTCGTCAGTGTATTGATACCTTCCATAAGCAGCTTTTTTAGTACCGTTGAAAGTGTATCGTAAATTATAAATAGGAGTTGATGAATCTAAAGTGAAATCATAAATAGGATCAAGGTCAATTAAATCTTTAGTATGCTTAAATACTATCGTGTTATTTGGAGTAACATACCATTCAGCCGCAAAGACAGGTTTCAGCTTATCAAGTAATTCAGGGATAGTAACTAACCAACGATTATCAAAGTGGAATGCTAATGAAGGCGAAGCAATAGCATCGTCCTCTGATTCATGCATAAACCCTGCCTGCGGGTAGTATAGACATAAGTTTTCCCAATCTTCACCCTCATCGAAAATAGTGTCCATTGATAGTCCACATTTACCAGCTACGTTTTCAATATAGCTACGAATTAATGGAGCATCAACGAATCTATCGGCATTAAAGATCCTTCGAGCGTGTTCGTGTATTGAAAACCCTGTTAAGAAATCAATCGCTTCAGCTACTGGGTTTGAGTGAACGAATAACAGTAAACCCATTCTTGCCGACTGAACCAAACGAGGTCTTGGTTCTATACAAGTCAGGAAACATGGATGTTGTTTAAACGAATCGTCTTTAAACCAATTCTGCCAATTATCCCAGATAAAAGTTTTATGTATGCAATGCCATGTGCCGTCCTGCTCTCTTAGTTTAATCCTGAACTGGCAAGGTTCATCTATTGGAGCGTACTCAATATTATCATTCTTTATTTCAAATAAACGGTAAGTACCACCAGCAATTAAATCAACTATCTTTACTTCGATAGCATTTAATATTTGGCATTCAGTAGTTATTAACCAATCATAAATGAAGTGGTAGGCTGAATCGAAGAAAAATAAGTCGCTGCTTATCCCTTTATCGTAATTACTTCCATCCTGATTAGTCTGTGCGCTGGCGGTATTGCTTTGATTTACTTTATCCCATGTCAGATTAAGTTTCTCCGCATCTTCTATGAAGTTTGTAAAGTTATACCAGCCATCAACGGGAACTATATTACGAAACGTGGTTACGTTGTCAACTGTTCCTGGTATGTATTCAGCCGCTCCGGTCAAAGGGTTGCACTGAACATTAATATCAACTCCTTCGAATTGATTTTGTCTGCGTCTTAATAATATTTTGAAACGTCCGTTCATTTTAAGTATATACTCTTTCTATTTCTTGGTAGCTTCATGTGCGGTTTTGATTTCCCTAATTTAGCTAAGCTCATTTTCAACTTTGTTTCATCTGATAACTTCATTCCTTTTCTCCATTCATTTTTATTATTTTGCGCTGCCTTTTTTATTTTACCCTTTGTTTCGTCTGATAGTTTTACCCCTTTTCTTGGACTAACCCTACCCTTTAATTTAATAGATAACTTACGTCGTGTTTCTTCGGTTACGGCATCAGGCCCAACACCGTCATACCCTCTTTTATTTTTTAAACTAAAGCCCCATGAATAAAACAAAGACATATAATATTGTTCCCAAAATCTCCATTGCGAAGTCGGCACATTATCTATTTCTTCCAATGTAGCATTAGGATATTTAACCTTATGTTGCCATATTCTCTTTTTAACATTAACGGTTTTCCCGATATAAAACGGGATTTCGTTGTTCGCCAAAGTATAAATTATCGTATTCATTTAGCCTGGATATACTCTTATTTCTATTGGCGTTTGGAACATATTTCCGTCTTGTCCTGCCCCTCCGCCTCCTGCATAGGTTGATATGCTTACATAGTTAGGAAACCCTTGTCCGCTTTGTTCCATTACTATTTGTGCCTGTTCGAAGTCTTTATTTGGTGTTATTATGTAATATGTTTTTTCTGCCGGGAAAGCTCCTGTTAGTGTTCCGACGTAGCTTCCTGCTACTGCTCTTGTCCATACTATTTCGCCGATTGTGTTTTCAAGTTCTATGGCTGTTGGTGCATTTGTTCCATCCTGTGTTAACAAAGCCGTATACACCAAATACGATGAACCTCCTCCGGGAGAACTAGGAGGGTTCGCCCCTAAATATTTTATTATCTCTTCAGTTAAGTACCGAAGCTCTGGTTTAGTATTACTAAACGTTTCGAGTTGTTCTACTGTCATATCTTTTTATTTAAGTTCATTTGAGCAATATATTCATTAACCATTACTGAAACTCCATCACGATCAATATTCGCACTAACCGACATTGTTTTCATAGCTCGTAAAGTCTGGCGTTGCAAATCATTATTTTCAACTATGAGTTTATTCTGCTCTTGTAAAGCAACCGACATCCGTCCGTCATGCGTAACATTCAATTCGGCTGATTCTTTTATACGATCATAGTTTACTTTTGGAGCCAACTTAATCGAATGATAATTCTTTACGAACTGGTTAATATCTTCAGCCGGTATCTTTTCATCATAGATAGCTTTAATAGTTGGGTGATATTTACGATTTGTTTCCGTTGGTATCACAGCTTCACCCTCGTTTAACCAAGCCGGAATAGTATCTACACCTGAAGGATTATTGCCCCGCTTAACGTAGGTATCACCTTTCGCTAATCGTGGTTGACTACCTTGTAATGATTTTACCAACCCGTAACCAGCAGCAAGCGAAGAAACAATAACCGCAAACGCTCCTATTGATTCTGCTATGCCAATACCAGGAGTAGCTATCTTACTAATTGCTCCTGTAATACCAACCAATAACTGCGATGCCTGTAAAGCAGCGTTAATAGCTAACTCCCTACGGGCGGCATTCTCACGTTTTATTGTAAGTTCTTTTAGTCTATCCTCTTCAGCTTTCAGGTATTGAGCATTACCACGTTCAGCAATCCGTTGCGCTGCCGTAACTCTTTTTTCCTGCAATGCAATAGAGCGATCCAAAGCCGCTGATTCAGCTTCGTTAGCGGCTTGCCAGAATTGGATTACTGAGTTAGCTAAATCACCAACAGCAATAACATAATCGTTTAAGGTTTCAACTTTCTGAGTGTTCGTATCTGTATTAGTATCTTCAGCATCTTTAATCGCATCCTCTTTTTCTCCCTGTGCGATCTTCGCCCGTAAATCATCTCGTAGCTTAGTTAATGTTTTATACTCTTCGGTCGTTGTATCAACTATTGTTGCGATATGGCTTTCAAGTTCAGCTAATTCAGAACGTTGGTTACTTAGCGTTGCATCCCTGCGAATGCCCTCCTCACGTCTTTGGATTGCAGTAAGTTCTTTTTGAAACTGCTCGTAAGTGATCTTGCCTTGTAAGAAACGATCTGAAGCGTCCCTTATTTCCTGAGCCAAGTTTTCATCCCGGAATATTAAACCAGTCTGAAGTCCTGCACCTATTGAATCGAGCAGACTGCGGAATGTATCAGCTGCTAAATCTTTCCTTAATGCTGCAAATCTTGCCAGTATATTATTCGCCTCCTGTTCACCAGTAGTTATAATAATATTCTTTGCATTCTGGTAAGCCTCTTCACCCAATAATAACCGATCAAGATCCAGGGCAGCCAATCTATCTTCATTTCGTTCTGCCGCATCTGCCAGTTCTTGTTTCTCATTAAAATCAATTAACGCTCTCCTGCGTTCAAACTCATCCTGAATAAGATTTAAAGTTTCTTCGGTTTGTGCATCCTGAAGCTTGCGCAGATCATCGTTCAGTTTTTCTCTTGCGTCTAATACTTTTTTATTGAAGTCGGCAAGGGCTTTATCGAGTTCTATTTGGTTTGCTGCTACAGCTAATTTAACAAGTACTTCAGCCTGCGGCTGTGTTACTTTCTGCTCCTTAAGTAATCCGGCTATACGATTCTGTTCAACTACTAACTTGGCCGCAAACTGATCGTTAATAGCTTTTATTCCTGTTTCTTCAGAGCGTCTTAACTCTGCAATCTTGGCAAGCAGTTTATCCCGCTCTTGAATAAAAACATTTTCAATCTTTGATCCTCCTTCTTTAAATAAAGATTCAACGGTTATAAAATCAACTCCAAATTTCAATGCGTTATTTAAAGCATCCTGAGCTGTATCAAGGCTATCAAATAAACCACGCAAATCAGCATTTATACCTACGTTCTGGGAAGCAATTTGTTGTTTCCTTAAATTAATAGAACGAAGTTCATTAGCAATAGTTTTATCCTGCAATAATTTTAATTTATCACTATTAGCAGCACCGGCAGCTATCTGCTCATCACTTAAACCAGATAATGCAAGTATTTCAGCAGATGATACTGGCTTAATACCTTTTATTTTTGCCTGGTTTGCTACTATTGAAGCTACCCTGGCATCCAAAGTTTGCTGTTCAGCTTGAAGTCTTGATGTAGCAGCTTTTTGATTAACATCAAGTACAGGACTTTTTGCATCAATCTCTGCCTGTATTCTAAATACCGCTTCTGCTTTTTCTGCTATAACAGTTTCGGCTGCTCTTGCCAAAGCCCGTTCTTTTATTTTAGCAATCTGCGAATCAATAGCTTTATTAATCAGCGCAATATTATCAATCTGCTTTAAGTCAATTTTATTAGCCTCTTCAGCAGTTTTGTTATACTCTTTTGCTAATGCAATCCTTTGTTTCTGCGAAATACTAAGGTCGTTCAGTTTTGTTTTCACTAAATCTAAATGAACAACTTCAGCAGCGAATGAACTTGCCGCTGCTTGCCCTATTTCGGTAACTGCTTTTTGTTCTGCCGCTACTTCTTTACTTGCTTCTCCGAGTTTTTGATACGCAATAACAAGTGCAGTGATAGCCGCTATCGCAATACCAATTCCAGTACCAGCTAATGCTAATTTAAACCTACCCATCGCTACCGTTGAAGTCCCAACCACAGCCGTATAAGCAGCCTGCGCCCCCGATTGCGCTAACGTAGCCAGAACCCCTTCCCGTCTTGTGAGATTCGACAACTGCTCCAACGATTGAAGTAACTGCATAGCTGCGAATAACTGTAAGGTTTTCTTCTGCATTTCTTCGGACTGCTCACCGGCCAGAATTGAAACGGAAGTATATGCCGAAAACGCTGAAGTTGCAGCTGTAATTGCGCCCTTACCAAAGTCCAAAGCCTTAGTATCTGAGGCAAGTATTTTAATCCGCTGTTGCTGATCCCCGAAAGCATCTGTCAACCGGGCTACATTCTTTTCAAGTTCAAAGTATTGTTTAGTGTTCCCCTTACCCTGCGCCTCAAGTTTAACTAACTCTTCCCGGCCCTGCCTGATCTGGGAGCGAAGTGATAAGGTTGAATTACCCGCTTTCTTTGCAGCTTCGTCGTAATCAGCCAAAGCCTTTTTGCCTGTCTCGACAATTGGGGCTAATTGCTTAAACTCTTCACTGTCTTTATTCAGTTTCTGTAATTCTGCGTCTGCAAGTGCTATGGCTGCTCGTAGTTCTTCGAACTCCACCGTTGTAGCTGAAAGTATATCCTGAATATTAAAGTCATTAAACGCAGCGGGAGGGATAATTTGGGGTACTGGTTGGGGAACTACTGGCGGAACCGGAACCCTGCCACCTGGAGTTGCCGGAAGATTGTTTGCTCGGTTAGATGTATCTGCAAATTCACTTGCCGACTTCTTTGCCCTTTCATAAGCTGCCCTAACGTCATCAACGATCTTCTTTAAAGCATCGTATTGAGACTGTGAAGCCTTTAAATTATCCTCTAATGTTTTTCTGAATTTGGTATCTGTACCTGTGTAAGATTCTAAAGCCCTCCTGTCTTTTTCTACAATATCAGCAACTGATTTTAAAGCGGCTTCATTTTCTTTTAGCCTCTTATTTGCCGCCTCCTGTTGTTGGGTAAATTTCTGTGTAGTTAAAGAAGCAGATTCAACGCCACGAATGTAGCCTGAATCATCAAATTCTGCTTTGAATATTAACCTTGTTATTTCGTCAGCCATAGCGATTAAAGAAAAATTCCCGTTTGTCTCTAATCGTTAGGTAAAGATAGTAAAAAATTACAGTATCTGTTTCGCACTATATACGAATCTTCTTTTATACTTATTGAAAGCAGATTTATTTCACTTATAAAATTGCATTGATATAAAAGCGTTACATAATGCCCGATACTGTATTATCAGTATCGATCGTGTTTATAAAGCTAACTAATTTCATTCAACTTCTTATATTCGGCATTCTTTGTCTCCACCTCCTGAATGAATAACGATAACTCCTGAAAGTATTCCCCCGTAGTATATTGAAATAACCTATCCCGTTCTGATATAACCCCGTTTGTTATACTTCGCATCATTAACTGCATTGATCTTTCCGAATCTGCCGCTTTCTGTAACTCACTTGAGAACGAACCATGTTTTCGCTCTACACTTGAGAAGCAATTCGGGAAAGCTGTTCTAAGAACCTGGAATACCGTTCTGTGATACCGATCTGATGTTTCAAAAAAAAACCATGCATCTCGATGTCGGCCTCCAATAAACTCATTTTTTTTATCTGTAAATTATTATCAAATGAATCTATTGGTTCATCGTTCATTGTGAAATATACACAGACTAAAGATGACATTTGTTTTATCGCATCAGTTGCGTTATTAGCTTTATTCTCGAAGTCCAAAACTGAGGCATACATCTTCTCCTGCTTCTCTGGATCGTTAGACTTCAGCATCGTTTTCATCGTAGTAATGTGAGCCGTCAAATCATCTTTACTCAATCCCAAAGCATACAGTGAAGTTATTTTAGTAGCTGCGAATGATCTTGTATAAGGCATTGCGGTAAGATCGTCGAAGCTGTACCACTTATTGCCGTCCTTATCTTTATAAACTAACGTCTGCGTAGATTGGCTACCAGTTGCGGAGTTTGTGTAAGTTCGTTTATCGCCGTCCTTAGTTAGTTGCCACATTTCATATTATTTAAACTTAATTTCAACATTGATCTACTAAACATTATTACACTCGCCTGCATCAAAATTATTAAATCTTCGTCACTATAAAGATAAAGTTCATCTTCGATTAAATCAACCAACACTTTAAAGGTATCGTATTCTAATTTCAAGCTGGTACACATCTCAAGTATTTCCGTTGCTTTGTAGGTCGGGACTTTGGTCATAAAGTTTCAGATTAATAAATTTACTAAGAAAAGTCCAGTTAAAATACCTCCAAGCATCCAATAAGTGGGTTTTGTGCTTATCTTTTGATTTATCAATATCGCCATGTGCATCTACTTCGCAACTCTCAATATCAGCAATAAGATATGGAACACGATCTGAAAATAAATAGTCAGTATGCTTACTTAATAACGAATTACATAATACCCTTGTGTTCTTTATTCTTGGGTTAGCCGCCGGTAGTTTAAACTGCCCCATACCTAATTTAAGTTCCTGTTTTATTACCTTATAATAGTTTAAATCTCTTTTCAAAGCTGTTCTATTCTGGCCCGAAGCGTCACCAGTAACTAATAACATTTTATCTGAGTAGTCTGAAAATATTCTTGCGCATAGCTCCTCAATATCGCTATTCATTAACCTATACTCATCCAATATTCTCACCTTGTCTAACCCTTCACACTGCCCAACCATACAAGTTATAGGCTCTACGTTGAAGTCGAACGAAAGTATTATTGGTAAGAATGGAAATGGCTGAAGTCCTTTAACGATATGTTTCTTCCTATCAAATTTATAGATGAACTTATTAACCGCCAATGAAACATCTTCTGCTAAATATTCGCAATTAAAAACCTCTTCATCGAGCTGCTCCTTAGCCTCGTCAATTTCGGCCGGATCTAAGTATGGGTTGTCATAGCTTGAATACTTCCAGTTCATCCACTTCTCATTATCAAGCCTACATAAAGATTTAAAATAGCTTTCGCCAAATGCCGGAGTAGATAGAAACCAGGCATCACCTTTCAAGTCCGTAAGTGTTGGCCTAATTACCCGCTGCCATGAATTTTTCAGATCAGCAACTATTTCGGCCTCATCAATAATAATCCGTTTGTATTTATTACCCCTTATCGAATCTGCCGAATCCATTGACCACATATTGATAGTACCGCCACCAACAAGCTCAATACGTTTCTCTGTTTCGCTTTTAGATTTTGTAATTCCGTAAACTATCCCGTTAATTGCCCTCCATACTTCCATAACCATTTTATAAGTAGGCGCACAATAAGCAACCGGGAAACCATTTAAAGCCCCGTTGGTTTTATCTTCAGGTGATAATAAAAGTTCTTCAGCTAATTTAGTTTTTCCGAATCTTCTGCCACATTTCAGAGTGTTAAACCTTCTGCGCTCACTCATTATTGTACCTTGCGCTGGATGCAGCTCATCCATTCGTATTTGGAAGGGTTTTGTGGTGGTCATACTACTATTTCAAATTCTGGGATCGGGATAATAAACATCCCTTCGTAACCTGCCTGCCTGCATTTATAAATTATCTCATCCTTAAAGTTCCACGACAAGATCAACAAATAATCAGGCGGCGTTCTTATCAAGTCATCCATGCTTACAATCGGGATGCCTGTGCCGGGTGAATATTTACCTATCTTTTCAGGTGTTTGGTCAACTATGTAGTTTATAGTTCCTACCGTTATATTAGCGCAGTTCAGTAACGTATTACCCTTTGCCGAAGCAGCAAAAGCGGCTATCTTTTTACCCTCGTATTTAAGTTTAGATAAGTGATACTTTAATTCGTTTATAGTATGATTAACCTTCGTTGACCAATCCATATACTTCGAAGCAGTAGCGTATTCCTTTTCCCTCTCCATGAAATCAAATACCGACTTATCAATAACCCCGGTTCCAATAGTCACCCGTACTGTCCCGCCGTGAATATCTTGCTTCGATACTGACATTACATTCATATCACACTCGTAGCATAGTCTTGCTAACGGAGCAACAGAGAAGTAACTAAGATGTTCAAAGTAGATTGTATCAAACTCGTTGTTCTCTATGAAGTCGATCAGGTACGGAAACTCTAACACAAGTATGCCGTCTGGCTTCAGTGCGTGTTTAGCTGCGATTATAAATTCCTTTACATTATCACAATGAGCAAAAACATTTGTAGCGGTAATCAGATCAGCCTTACCGAAAGTATTAACGATCTTTCTGGCTGTACCCAGCCCCCAGAAGTAAGTCATATTTGGAATGCCAGCAGCATCGCAAATAGCTGCTAAGTTCTCAGCCGGGTCAATACCCATTATCTTCAATCCTATTTCTTCTTTAAACTCTCGTAGTAACGTGCCGTCATTAGAGCCAACATCAATCATGAATGAATCTTTCGTTAGTTGTGGCTTTAGCTCGATAGCCATATTTCTACAATGGGTTATGTACGTCTTTGAGATACTCGACCTATATACATAATGCCCAAACATTACTGAAGGATCAACCACTATTGATAATTGAGACAATGCACACTCTTCGCAAAACAAAACCTGTAGCGGGAATTTCTCTTTATTAAACGAAGCTATCGTACTCGCTGCAAGGTTATTTGATAGCGGTAAGAAACCAAGATCCAGATACTTTGTTAACCTATCTGATCCGCAGCAACGACATTCAGTTAGTATCTTGTAATCTTTGTTCTTGATTAGTTGTTCGGTGTCTATCATTAGTTACTTTTTATTGTGGCTTAATAAGAAGTCCACATTTGGTTGATACGACTTCCTTTTTAAAATAATAATTACCATTGATGGCGTCTTTAGTAACCAGCTCCCACCCATCTCCACTAAGGAGTGTTAACACATTTTCAAATCCTCTACCTCTTTCCTTTTCAGGCAACATCTTTTCAAAATCTTCATAATCTAATACCCTGTACTCGTATGCCATAGAATTTAATTATGTACTAACAAACATCCCTTAACCGGGATAAAGTTTTTTGGCGAATACTTTGCCGCTATCTCTGAAAAGTAAGTCCAATCCGATGAATGATTTTCGGTATCATTCCAACCAACCTCACGAGCTACTTCACTTTTTACCATTACACCGGCGCAATCAATAAAACCACGTTTGAAACTTACCGGGATAACCTGCCATGCTTTATACGAATGAGCCATCGAATCACAGTACGTTGCTACTGCGGTATGTGATCGTGCGAAGCCTCGCAATAGATATTCAGTAAATACTGGCACATGATAATTATCTGCGTTAGTTATAACAACATAATCACCAAGTTTGAAATCATTTAAAGCCCATTGTCTTAAATGATGCCCCCAATTACCTTTTCTTTCTACTGATTCAATAAACTTTATCCTATCATCTGAAGGTATTAAACTCTTTACAGAATCCGGTGCAGGCCCGTCATGAATTAAATACAACTCCCAATTCTTATGTGTCTGAAGTAACAATGAAGATATTATTTGCGGGTAAGAATTAAAGATAGTACAAATAAAAGTCACTTTATCACCCGATACTTTATCGGGGTTAAAAAGTCTATCATGCTCAGCTTGCCTGTCCATCCGTTTCCAGTAACCAGTGTCCCATAGAGGCGATACAGTAGGAGGTGCAACCATCTCACATGATAACCCCATTTCCCTAACCTGGTTAGTTAGTATCTGTTTACCGCCTCTATGCTCGAAGTGGTAACAATGCGCTTTAGTGCTTACGGGATCAGCCGGGAACTGTAATCTGTTAGCTGTCGACTTAGCTATACAGAACCCAGTAGTACGAACGTGGGGCGTTACTGATTTAGAAATTTGCATACATGAAATACCTACTCCGGATTGCTGTATCTGTTCTATGAAAGGAGTGATAAAGTTTAAAGTCATAGGAACTGTATCATCGGTAATCCATAGCAGGTAATCGTAGTCCGGGAAACCAGGTAATCGTTCCAGGCAAACATCTTGGAAAGCTCCAATATCAAAGCCGATGTTGTTTCGTCTAATGTAACGGATATTGTTTGCGTCGCATAATGATTTGAATTTAGCTGATTCGCCGTTATCGTTATGGATCACTACCAATTCGGCGTTACCAGTATTACATTGCTGCCAGTACCTTAACCACGCTTCAAGATTATGATAGCGGTTGTAGATTATTATGGTGACGAGGATCTTCATTTACAACCCTCCGTAATCCAAACAACATTAGTACTGATTTTTTCTTCAGGCGGAATTTCTATTGGTGTGCCACGATCTACCCAATTTTTAGCAGCCTCTAAAGTCTTAAATGTATTAACGCTATAAAAATGCCTACATTGTTTCCACCAAGTCCAAAATAAAAATCTCTTTTTTACTTGTACTTCAAACCCAAGATAGTTATCTTTTATTACTCTATAACATTTCATACCTCAAATTTACTCTTATTAGGAAAATATTCATGTAATATCGGTAACGTTCTTGCTAAACTATGCGCTCCTGTAGAGAATGACGGCCTGCCATGAATGAAGCCTTTAATATCTTCTTCCTTCTTCTGCGTTATTAGTTTATTATCCGGTACATATTCACCTTCGATTTGTAAATAGTTGCAGTACGCCGACTTCACAATAACATCATGAGCAAACTTATCCAGGATTTGAACAAAGTCTTGTCTATAAACTAACGGGTAATGCCCGTCGAAGTTCTTAGTAGGTAATCCCATATTTAAAAGCTGATTCCTTAACGGCCTTGCCCCTGCTTCGCCTACTGAGATAAGATCACCATGATAATGGTACTTGTAATCTGGTGGCTGAAGTAAATAAACGTCATCGTTCATAAAGAATATTTCCTTTGTATACTCTAACGCTGCTAATATTTTATACTTGATAGTTAGTTGCTTTCTGCTTGTAATATCTTCAACCCGTATCAGTGTTACGTTAGTAATCCAGTCTGGTAACTTCTCGCCAATGATTAAAACTTCAGTAGGTCGTGGATAGAATCTTTCAATAGACCTTAGTGAGTATCTTAACTCTGTGTAATCTGACTGTGATTTGAGGGGGTAGGCGACTGTCATGGAAGTATAACATTTATATTATGACATTTGCAAGTACACAAATCCCAACACTCATTCCATCCCTCAGCCCTGCACATAGCATTACAAGCATCACATTGCTTCGGCTTTTTTATTTGTTCTATCGCAAGCATATAACCATACATGGCCGCCCTAATTTTTTCTTCCCTGTTTGAGGCATATAAATAGGTGTCAGCAATTTTATCTTTCATAAACTTTGGTACAATTCTTTCATCGTATCTCATAGAAACATCTTTTTAGCAAGTCCCTCTAAAAAACTAACTCTTTCTTTTAACGCTTCTATCTCTGCATCTTTTCTTGAAAGCACCAATAATGTCTGCTCATTATTTGCCCTTTCATGGTAAATAGTATTTTCTAATTCTTTTATTATTTGAAGCAATGGTTTATCGTCCTCATAAAGCCATTCAATATGATCATGAGTTATCCATTCGTAAGTCTCGAATCTATTGCCGTTAAAATATATTAGCTCTTTACTTCTACTGTCAAGTTTTACAAAATATCTGTCTTTTTTATAAGGTAGTTGCCCTGATGCTTTAACCCATTTCATTTTAATTCTTTTAAGTCATTACTTACTTGTTGGTTTCTTCCTGTAATATAAATGCTGTAATCTATCTAACATATTGCAGTCAATGTACCACAGTTCTTGCCATGTCTTAACGTCTGATTCCTTCAACTTCCCTAAGTCTTGAGTATAGCGATGATAAAGTACAGTAGTATCTAACGAGTGCCAATCAACTACCATTTGATATTCGTATGTACCAGCACGATCAGTATTCAGATAATCGTAATCGGTTTGCTTAGTGCAGGAACACAGCGAAGCAATAAAACACATAGCGAGTAAGAAGATTAGGAAGCGCATAGTTTGATGATTTAATGTGTTAATACATATCCAACAGTAATACAGATTGCAATAATTGCTAAAAGTCCTAAGTAAGCTATCATACCCCAATCAGTATTTTCATTATTATCGTCCATAGTTTTTTAAAATGACCCCAGTTGAGAACAACCGGGGGTAAATCCACCATCCTTTTGGGCTGTGAGCCCTAAGAAGAAAGTTTATATGATGTTTCATAATTGTCATAGTAAATAGCCCCGATCACTCAGGGCTATGAGTTACGATTCTGGCTCAGGAACCGGGTTTTCAACCGAAGCTCCTAATGCCTCAAGTTTCGCAATGTTTGCTTCAGCAGCTGCAATTGATTCGGCAGAAACGCTATTGTTTTTTGCTTCATCCAATAGTTTCTGGTAATCCGCTGCGATGTCGTTTGTAGCAACATTCAGTCTGCTCATTAGAGCATCGAAATTTTCCTGATTTGTAGGCATGGGTTTTAAAATTTATAAATTAAAAAATAAGAGACTGCTCCCTGCTATGATTCGAACATACTTCTTGACCACCAGAACGTCTTCTGATTCGGCCCTTCCAAAGGACGAAGACAGAGAATATAAAAAGAACTACACCTGTTTGCTTAACTCTTCCAGCTTCTCAAAGCCAGATTTCAACCTGGCCAGCCACGAATCCATTTGCGCTTCAAGTTCTTTAACACGGTTAGTTGTGTTTAACAACTCATCTAACTTTGATTCAATGCGATCAAGTTGCTGTTTATCTTCGCAATCCTGAACGATGTGATTATAAATATGGATCTTCATGTTATAAGTTTTTTTAAAATTGGGGCCAGTGTAGAAACACCAGCCGTTTGGTTATTCCAATTCCTATTGAACTAATTGTTACCATTAGCAATCTTTTCAGCGTGTACAGCAGCAGCTTTTATAGTTTCTACTTCAGCTGTAATTGATTCTTGCAACTGTTTTACAAGATCCGCTCTTTCCTGTAAAGATAACTTTAATGCACCCTTGAAAATGTACTCTGGTTGACGAGGCGTTCTGGTTTTCTTGGTTACTTCAGTCATAATAAATTATTTTAATAGTAAGGGCAGTACACTAAAAGTTGTGCCGCCGTCACCCGAAGATGGAGACGCAGTTAATGTACTACCTTTATTATCGTTATATTTTTTGATCATCTGCGGCACAATGCAGTTTAGAAATACTAAGATAATAAACTATTTCATATTTCGATCAATTGTTACTAACTTTAATTTTCATAAACAATTTCTCACGCGCACGACCCCAATCTCTATTGGGGTTTCGCATTTATAAGAAAGTCCCAGTATGAAAATACCAGGACTACATTCAAACCATTAAACCTATTTATCCAACAAAAGTTTATACTTGTACGTTCTGCATTGAATCGAGAATACCAAATACTTTAAGTAACCATACAACCAGTATTAAGATCACAACTACATTAAGAATATTTTTTATCGTAGGCTGCATCGGGATAAGTCTGTTGATAACGTATAGCAAGAAACCAATTACTACAACCGTTATGATTATTGCGAGTAAGTTCATAAGCTATCATCCTCCTTTTTATTTCTGATTACGTTAATGTTTATTACTGGTTGGATGGAGTTGCCGTCACTATCAACAGGAGTTACCTCTTGCCTCTCCACATAACCCCTATCTTTTAGCAATGTCTTTGCTGAAAATATTGTTGCAGCGGTATCTCCATCCTCAACCAGCTTTAACAACTTCGATTCAACAAAATCTTTTTTAATCTCCCGCAGATCAAGTATGCGCTGCTTAAATGCCGGATCTGTATCCATCCAATCGTAATAGGTAGACCTGGGAATATCAATCGACCTTGCAGCGGTTGTTACCACCCCCATATACTTGATCATCGCTTCCACCATCTCATTTTGCTTCTGCTTGTTCACCATGTGATAAAGTTACTCCATTTTTTTTAATGATGATACTTGGGTCTAATTTCAACATCCTGTCAATTATTACTTGGCAGTACTTTGGGTCGTTCTCTGATAAGTACGCCTTGCGTTGCATCTGGTGACAAGCCACCATTGTTGTACCAGAGCCACCAAAACCATCGGCAACAATATCCCCCTGCTTGCTGCTGTTTCCAATTTGGTATGAGAAAAGAGTAACGGGTTTCATTGTTGGGTGTTCTGATGACCTTGATGGCCGGTCAAAATTTAGAATGGTTGTTTGTTTTCGATCTGAATACCATCCGTGTGCTGCGCCCTCTTTCCAACCGTAAAGGCAAGGTTCATGCTGCCACTGATAATCCTGCCTACCCATTACCATGCTATTTTTTACCCAAATTAAACATTGTTTTACCATTATACCTGAATCGGCCATTGCCTTGCGAAAATTGGCTCCTTCAGAATCCGCATGCCAAACATACCAAGCTCCTCCGGCTTTTGTGTAACTGCCGAGTGCGGTGTAAAAGTCATAAAGAAATTGATAGAAATCACCATCCTTTTGCTTATCCCCCCCGATTTTTAGAGCATCCTTTGTTTTGCCAACATAATCCACGTTATAAGGAGGGTCAGTTATTACAAGGTCGGCCATTTGCTGCCCGAACAGGCGGATGAAAGTGTCTGTTTGGGTACTATCCCCACAAAGCAGCCTGTGTTCGCCTATTTCAAATAAATCTCCAAGTACTATATCTGTCTCAATTTCATCCGGTATCTCGTAATCGTCTTCCTGCGCTTCCGCCTTCGGCAAAGCCCAATCAGGTATATCAAGGCCCCACGAAGGTGCTTCCGGCCAATCGGAAATGATCTTATCCCACTCCCATTCACCGAATCCGACATTATCCTTTATCACAAACTCCCGCTGCTGCGCATCGGTCAGATCCGAACAATCAATAACCGGAACTTCCTTCATGCCGGCAGCAATACAGGCACGTAACCGCATATTTCCACCAAGAACAACGTTCCCGTCTAAGGCCTTTTTAAAGGCAATAGGCCGCTTCTCCAACATCTTGGGAAAATCCTTGACCGACTGTACTAAAGCCTGAAATTTTGCATCTGTTATAACCCTGGGGTTATCTGGGTTCTCTTTTAGGAGCGAAATGTCCATTTTTGTATTTTCCATATTTAAAGTTTATATTTTTCATTGTTTAGACTTCGGACACAATGGACACCAAAATACGACCTTTCCCTATTTGCTCCCCCTCTCTCTTATTTATTATTATTTACTACTACTACTACTACTACCTAAAAGAATCGTGTCTATCGTGTATTGTGTATATAATAAGTTTATTTTTCAAATAGTTATCCTAGACACGATTAAAATTATACATCTTGTCCAATCGTGCCGTCCGTATCCCTTTTTACTATTTTTTCGGTATCTTGTATTGCCCTGTACTCTAAAATCTTGTCATACCCCTGCCTCCGGCGCTCCAAAAGGACACGAAAACGCTCACAGGACTCGATTAGTGCTGCGGAGAATCTTTTCTGCGAAAAGTCCCTTTTTTCCAGATTATTTGATACTAAATAGGCAGCATACATATCCCTAAAAGCCTTCCATTCTGAGGCCCCATTTTCAATATATCCATCCCACCAATCAAGGAACTCCGGGGTATAATTTAGCCTTATGTGCTTACGGTTGATCTTCTCAGATGTTTCAGTTGCCGGGATGCCGGATTGTAAATAACCGATCACGCAAACGAACATCAGGTTATAAAAGCGGTTCCATTCATCCTGATCCCAATCATCGAAAAGCCGGTGGCCGTACTCGGTTACAGGAGAGTTATTTATTGAGAAATGGTTAGTAAGTTCAAATACCTTTTGGCGGCGCTTACCATGCCCTCCATGCCCTGCAATTGTGTAGTTGGTAGTGAATATGATTTTGGGCGAATCTTTGTAAGGGATAGAGAACTCATCCTTGTTCTTTTTTTCGATGGTGATGCCTTCGGTTATGATGGAGTAAAATCCTTCAAAGTCAACATTTTTACGGACATCCTCAATAGCTATTATTTTAGTGTCAAGATCAACACGCTGGAAGGCAAACGACTTATCTACTTTAAAGTTCTTGCCGTCCACCCTGGTAAGGTTTGACATATAGGTTAGGGCCGTTACTAATATTCCTTTTCCGGTTCCACCACCTTTCTTTTCATCTTCGGTTTCTTCGGCAAGTATAACAGAGTATGGGCGGGATGGATCTTTATACCGATGAAGTAGGTAACCAATGATTGATAAAATATAATCCAATTTTTCGCCCGATATTTTTGTTAAGAAATCATAAAACTCACATAATGATTCATCAAAGAATATATCAACATCAACATCAAACGGGATCACTTGAGATTTCCAAACGGCTTTATTTATTTGGCCGTATGTAAGAAGTTCGGCTCCTTTAGCGGTTACTTTTACAATGCCGTTATTAAAAGGGAAGTAAGCGGCATCTTCAGTATCTTTTAGAATATCAATTTCTTTTGTTGTGAGCCATTCCATTAACCCGTTACCGAAGTACACATCCCCTCCTTTCATTACTATTTCCATTAACTCGTCGGGGGTTATCCCGTCGAAACGTTCTGGCAGGCTATTAATATATTCTTTTATAAATTTCTTTATTGTCTCTGGGATTACATATTGAACAAGACCATCTTTTTGTTGAACGATGCGGTAAGTAGAGTTATGCTTATCGTAGAAGAAAAGATGAAAGCCATTATTGTATAAAAAATCAATCAGCTTATGACGGATAATATTAATTTTTTTACCGGACTTCAAATGTAATACTTCCCAAAATGTTAATATTTCAGGGCCGGACAGATCCTCAACTTCAGATATAATTTTTGTGGCTTCTTTCTTGGTAAGGCCATCTTCCGTCATAAGTGTTTCAGATATGGTTTCCCGTGAAACTCCGGCCCCCAAAGATTTTAAAACCTTTTTTGCATACTTAGACATTACACCCGTTTCACCATATCCGTCTGCAATTAATTGTTTGGCGGCGGCGCTAAAGTCTTTGTTGTGTTCTAGGATGGTGTAAACGGCAAACGGTTTATAACCCCTACCAGGTTCAAACTGTGTTGATGTAGAGAATACTTTAAACAAGTTAAGATCATGGTGGTAATCGGCGCTGCTGTATGCATCTGTTTGGCCGGGGCGCTTTAGTAGTGTTCGCTGTCCCTTCTTCTCAATATATTTCCATCCATGTTTTTCAAGTAAGGTAATTACATTAGAGCGATCATTATAATCATCCCACGGAGTTTTTTGGTATTGGGAGGCGGCGGGGATGTTTCTTATTTCGGGGCGGGCCTCTTCAATTATTTCATTAAATGATCTGGCTGCTGATAACAAAAAATCCCGATCATCAATAGATATAACCGGGATAATAAATTCGGACTGCTTGGTATAACCGGGGGTCGGCGGCGCAATTACATAGCCACCCTCCCCTCTTGTCTCAATAAGTACAATTTCTTTTATGTTGGGGTTATCCTTTAATTCTGCTTCACTGGCATGGCGGCGGGATAATTTTTGATTGCCTTCAATTACTTCACATCGGTAATAAATATGATAGCCTCCTGACTTTGTTTGAACGATGTACAACTTATCTATTAAAGGAGCGATCTCATTTTTATAATCTTGCCAAAGGGAGCCGGATAGATCATGCTTGGTGTCTATATCAATCACTTCAAGATTACCAGACACGGCCCCACAAATTACAGCAAGCCCGGAGGCTTTAGGGTGGTTGAACTGAGTGGTAAGTTGATCTTCCGTTGGTAAATGCGATTGATATTCTTTCCAGGGGAGGATGGCTCTTTTAATATTATCGGTGGCGATTACGGAGAAGCCTTGTTGCAAATAATATTTAGCGGATTTGATCATAGTTGTCTTTTGTTAGGACAATAAATCCTTTTTCACGAAGTTGTTTGTGTCTATATTTCTGTAAGGGGCTGGCGGTTTTGCCGGTGGCTTTTGTCTCAATAAAAATCGCTATTGTATTTTTAAAGCAGCCCAAATCGGGGAACCCATTTTTAGTTGTTTGAATGAACTTAACTACAAACCAGCCATCAGCCTCATACTGCAATCTTATTTTCTTCTGAATTATACTTTCTTTCGATTTCTTTGGCGGCAGCTTTAGCTTTTGCATGATTTTTCTTTTTAACGAATATCCAGATAACTTTCTTTTTCTCTGCTTTTAGTAGCTTTTTTCGTGGCATAATAAAAATTTTGTTTTATCAAATATATATATTATGTTTGAATAGTCAAATATATTTTTTAATACTTAAATTTTAAACATTATGGCACTTAACAAAGGCGAAGGGGCGGGGATAATTTACCTGTCGGTCGCAAATGGCAAGCTGGTGCGCCAATTCAAAGAAGCAACTTCCGAAACAGCGCAAAGGGTTAACAAGGTCGGTAAGATTGTACATGAAGAATTTTACAAAGATCTTACTGGTATTATCTCGAAGATCGAAACAAAGGAAAATGATTACGGTAAGCAATGGCAGATTACTTTTTTAGATGGTGAAGAAAAGTATATGGTACAGATGCCATACTCTGGTCGTTACTCATCTTCGTTTTTAAAGGCGCTGCCAAACATTACGAAGGGCCAGCCAGTTAGATTTATGCCCTGGGAAATGCAAGACAAAGCGGATGCGGCTAAAAAAATCACAGGCGTTACAATGTACCAAGATCAGGATGGTAACGGTATGACAAAAGTTCCACCCGCTTATACTAAAGAAGATCCGAATGGTTTGCCCGAAATGAAAAAGCAAAAGATTAAAGGCAAATTAACATGGGATGATTCGGACATGATGGAGTTTTTAGAAGCACAGGCAAAAGAATGGATTGCAACAACCGAAGATAAACCGGCAGAGGAGGCTCCGTTTTAATTATGCTTACACAAATTAAAAACAACCAGATCACATTTACCGATGCTCGGTTTTATGTTGATGATAACGGTAAATATTATCCTTCAGCAACTACGTTGCTTGAAGCATACCCTAAGCCATTTGCTTTGCTGCAATGGATGAAAGAGGTCGGTAAAAACTCTGATGAGATCAGGGATGCGGCGGGCCGAAGGGGATCAACGGTACATGAATTAACGGATAGATATGACAAAGGCGAACAGATTGATCTTTTGGGCGAATCGGGGCAACCATTATATTCAATGGAGGAATGGAGTATGTTTGAAAAATATACCGACTTCAGCAACCGATTTGCTCCTGTTTATGATTTAATAGAGCAGCAAGTAGTTTGCCCGGAACTTGGTTTTGCCGGGACACTTGACAGGATCGGTGTAATTGATGGTAAAAAATTGTTGGTCGATATAAAAACCAGCAACGGCATTTATAATAACTATTGGTTACAGCTTGCTGCATACAGGCAAGCGGCATTTGTTAATATGGGCATTGAAGTTGATGGGGTGGCGATCCTTTGGCTTAATGCTAAAACAAGAACCAATGGCAAGAAAGGGGACTATCAGGGCATTGGCTGGCAGATGGTGATCAAAGATAATACTGATAAGGAATGGGAGTTATTTACTGCGGTTCAAAAATTGTGGTTAGCAGAGCATGAGAACGAGCAGCCGAAACAGTTTTCTTATAACCTATCTCATATAAAAGCGGTATGATCTTAAGGGATTACCAGGAAAGATTGGCAAAGGAGGCTCACAACCTCCTTTGTCTTTATAAAATTGCATACCTGTGTATGCAAGTAAGAACAGGAAAAACATTAACCGCTTTTCATACAGCATTGCTTTACGGGGCCAAGAGAGTTCTGTTTGTTACAAAGTTAAAAGCGATAAGCAGCATCCAGAAAGACTTTAAAGCAAGCAAGCCCGACTTTGATTTGTATGTAATAAATTATGAGCAGCTTCATAAATGTGAGGCCGGATGGGATCTGATAATTTTGGATGAGTGTCATTGTTTGTCTCAATACCCGTTACCAGCAGAACGAACAAAGAATTTAAAAAGAATATGTGATGGCAAGCCCATAATATATTTATCAGGTACACCAACCCCGGAAACACTATCGCAATTCTTTTTCCAGTTTTGGGTTTCATCTTTTTCCCCCTGGGCCGAGTACCCAACATTTTATAAATGGCACAAAGATTATGGCATACCGAAGGTTAAATATTTATATAACAGGCAAATTGCCGATTATTCAGCAACCAAGCAAGATATGGTGCTAAACGATGTTAAAAAGTATATGATCACCTTTACTCAAGAGGAAGCGGGCTTTGAATCGTTTGTTGAAGAGGAGATAATAAAAGTACCCATGTCAGAGAAAGTTGCATGGGCTGTTAAAACTTTAAAGCGGGATAAAATATTTACTACAAGAGGCGGCGGGGTTGTTCTTGGTGATACGGCGGTTAAAGAGATGGGTAAGGTTCACCAGCTTTGTAGCGGTACTGTCAAGACGGAGGACGGTGATATTATTGTATTTGATTATAGTAAGGCACAATTTATAAAAGAGAAATTTGATGGCAAGCGGATTGCTGTGTTCTATAAATATATTGCAGAGATGGCTCAGTTGCGGGCGGTATTTAACCCCAACGTATTTACCGACCCTATGGAGTTTAATAATTCAACCGGCCATGCTGTATTCATCTCACAGTTTCAATCAGGACGGGAGGGAACCGATCTTAGTACGGCAGACTGCATTGTGATGTATAACATAGACTTCAGCGCCTTGAGTTACTGGCAAGCCAGGGCAAGGCTACAAACAAAGGATCGGGTGAAATCAGCGATGGTGTATTGGGTATTTACTGAAGGGGGAATTGAGGAGCAGATATATAAGGTGGTGCAGAATAAAAAGGACTTCACAACGCAACACTATAAGAAGATCAAATCTTAAAGTCTTTCCAGTTAAAAAAGTACTCATTTTTTGGATTGTGGTGGCCCCTGGCAACACGATTAACAACGCTGATATTAACCTTTAGTTCTTTTGAAATATCTACTTGCTTTTTCTTTTTTTGTAGTTCGGCCTTTATCTTCTCAATCATTTCGGGGCTGGTAGTCCGTTGCATATTAAAACAACCTCCTTAATTTTTTTTTACGCTCATTCGTATCTCTTGCGTTTTTCATGTGATGTTTTAGATCAATTCCTAAATGACATTTCTGACATAAGGCAGCAAGGTTATCATAGTCGTTGTTGGTCTTGTCGTGATCTAAGTGAGCGATTGTAAGAACGACCTTAGTACTCTTAAGCCCGTCCAGTGTCCATGCTTCACTTTCCATGCCTTCAGGCCAATATACCCAATCATTAATTCCTTTGCCAGTTCTATGAATGATGCTGAGATTCTTTACGCCGCAAAACTTACAACAATTATTATCCCGATCAAGTATATCAGGCCGGATCTTAGTTTTCCACTCTGGGTGATATTCCTTATAGTCTATTGGCATGCTGAGTAGGTTTTCCCGCTACCAGCCGGGCCGGATAGGTTCAGCTGTAGCTTTGATTTCTTCCGGGTTGCACGAGTTAATTGCATATAGATTTGTTTTAATTATGAAGTGATGATATTTCGTATCCTACGGGTATGTTAAGAATCTTTTCAACTCCTTTTAAGTACTTTTTTACAATAGCTTCTTTTCTTTGCGCCAAAGCGAAATGAACTCTTAGCAAAAGAGGGAACAATTTAAAATCTTCGGTACAACAAAGAAATAAGGCATTGAGGTTAGCATGAAATTGCATCAACTCGTTAGTTGTGTATTCTGCTAAGCATTTTTCAATAGATTGTTTCATTTCAAATAGTTTTTAATTATTATAAATATCATGTTCATCGAAATCTGATTCTATCTTGCTCTGCTTCGTAGTTATTATAGCTATCCATGAAACGAGAAGGATATTGATGATGACGGAGGTGATGAAGAGGTAGATCATTGATTATGGTTTTATATAGTTACTGAACAATACTGAATTGAATTGCATACCGGGAACTTCTTTTAACTTAACGTAGCTAATATTATCACCAAGTACCATTTCTTTAATTGTATAAACTCTATTAACTGATAAATAATCAGCAGCCATTTCTTTATCTTCTGCTCTGCCGTTATTTGGCAAGTTGTAAACTACTTTCTTACCGGCTATTGTATAAATGTCCATACTCATAACATAATATTTATAAAACATTCCCCCATCCCAAACACTAATATGAAGTTGCTACACCTGAGAAGAGTGCAGAGACGGGAGAATGTTAAGTGATTAATTTGATTTATCAGATGTAGCATGGAGTAAAAGTAATAAAAGATTTGAAATAAAAAAATATTTTTATAATTATTTTCAAAATAAATTTTATATTTACAAAAAAAATATTAATCATGGAGCAGATCAAGAAACTTAAAAAACGTGGTCGTAAATCTAAAAAGAAGTCTGATAAAGTAGTATCGAAGCCTGTATATCTTACAAGTAAAGATTGGGATTTTATAATAGATAAGTACGAAAGCCCTACAATAGCTATGAAACAACTGCTTGAGTGTTAGTAAGTTATAATTATTTAAAAAATATAATAAAATATTCTTTTTAATTCCAAATCTTTTACTATATTTACATATCAATTCACAATTAAACGTAAACAAAATGACACTCCAAATTGAAAAAAACAGTAACCAAGACAAAATGATTCAATCATTATTTACTTATATCTGTATGTCAGAAAATTTTACAGGATATAATTTTGATAACTCTAAAAAATCATTTGTTGAGTATATTGATTATCATTTACCAAAAGGAATTAAAGTAGGTTGCGGCGGTTCTCATATCTGGATTAGCAACCAACAAAATGAAAGACTTGCAATAATCTACAAATAAAATAGTTTACGTTCCCCGAAATCGAAAGAGAGTAGGGGACGTTAATAAAAATTACAGTTATGCAAGATCAAACCAGAACAGAAGGATGGCATCTACCCGATCACGTTAAAGTAACTAAACTGGATTATTACGGCCAACCCTACGAAGCCTACGAGCGAATCAACCGCCTACCAAACTACGGGAAGTTATGGGAGCAGTTCAGCGAGCAGTTCAGGAACCAGGAACAGCGCAAACCGGGGCATAACAGGTACAATCCACCGTTAGATCAGATTGAGTGGGAATTATTGAATGAAAAAAATAAATAATTATGGATAATACTATTTCGCAAACCGATATGACAGCCGAAGATTTTTTCAACGGCCTTTTCAATATGGATTTTATGACTGAAGAAGAAAAGCAAGCTATTTATCAGGGGGCAGAATTATTTGCAAAAGGGAAGGTTCATCAGGCATCCCTACAAACTCCCTCTAATGATAAATATTGGAGAGAAAGATGTGAAGCGGCTGAAGAAATGTACCGCAAACTCAATCTTGGTCAAATCCATCCAGAAGAGTACATAAAATGGGAGCGATTAAAATCAACCCCAATACCGATACAAACTCCCTGTGTAGAATTAGAAAAGGAAGTTGAAAGATTGAAGGGGTTGATTACGGGTTTATGGTGGAGGCGAATAGATAGTCAATATTACCCACTCCATCACCCCGACACCAATGAAAAACAATGGCAGCAATTCAAAACCGAAAACAATCTCTAACCGCTTCCGTCTTTAGACGGGGGAATTATTGAGCAGAAAATGAATGAAATTATAGAAATAATAATAACTAATCATGTTCACCATGCTGCTAAATGGCGTTTTGATTCTTCAGGTGACAGGTATAGAAATGATGAATATGGTGCTTCGTGGAAATATCGTCATGCGAAATTCAGATTTCCGCCAAGCATACGTTCACCAAAAGGGAAACCAAAGTGTTTGCAGTTTGGCGGTGACGATTCAGATGAAATGATTCTTGCTGCAATTTCTAAAAAGTTTCAACCGTTTAAATTCAAGCTGAATAGCGAACAGAACCCTGAACGGAGCGTCGCAATAGACGATGATAGTAGCACGTCCGATGACAAACAAATTAAACAAAACCCTTTCGGGGGATAAAAAATAAAAATTATGGACTACTTACTTCTAAAATGGGGAACATTAAAAGGATGGGATTTTAATAATAGCCCCGAAGCGTTTGATGCCCTAAAAGAGTATAGCGAAATTGGTTCCTCTCTTAGCGCAATGACACAGGAAGATACTGCAAGACAAAAAGAGCTTATCTGCATAATGATTGACAAAGTAAACGGCAGCGTTCAATCCGATTGGACGGGCGAAGATTGGACAAATGACAGAGACAAGGCAAAAGATTATGTTATGAATTACCGGAAACAAAAAACATAACCCCTCAAACCAGAAATAAAAACAATGTCAACTATACCGAAAGGCGCAGAAATTACAATTGAAAATGAATATAAACTTCTTGTGAAAAAGTTAAGAAACATGAAGGACGTTGTAATTCCAATGAGCCAAGCCCTACAATGGAAAAAAGGCGCAGAATATGGTTACCAACTTGCAACCGATGGGCGGGAAGAATTGGAAAAGGAGAATAGACGGTTAATGGATTCGTATGATAAAGTCAATGCAGATAGGACAAAACAATTATATGAAATCACCGCCCTTCAATCCTCATTAAAGGAGAAAGATGCAGAACTAAATCGTGCCATTGACACCATACACGAATATCAAAAGGGAGTACAATTAGCATCTGAACAAATAGAGGAACTAAAAGCAGAGAACGAAAGGCTGAAAGGAGAAGTAAATCATGGATAATACTACTATTGAAGAAAAAGCTAAGGAATTATATCCTGACGAAACAGGCACTTTTCTTGAAATGCCAAATCAATCTAAGGTTATACTTCAG